ATACTTGTGCTTGCTCTTGAGATGCTGTGTCATATAATCAAAGTATCGTGCGACTGTCTCACCCCATGTCTCACGACGCTGCTCATCCTCTTTCCATCGGGCGTACCGTGAAAGAGCAATGAAATTCTGATAGTCTGTTGGCAAATAGTTGTTCATTTTCTCACTCCGTTAATGTTTTTATATTACGTATTTCGGCACCCTCTACATCGTAGAAGTATTCTTTTATGCCGTCTTCAATCTCCGTGCCTACGTCTTCATCCGCAGGTATAGGATATTCTTCAGGGTCAATGTCAATGTTGATGTAGACTCTAACTCTCATCACTCGCCACCACGTCTTCTATAAGCGTATTGAGATACCACTGTGCTTTCTGCAAGTCTTCAAGCGGCTTACCCTTGTAGTCAAAACGCCACATGTACTTCATAACATTACCCTGTAGGTAATACTTGAAGTTTGGTCCTAGTGCAGCCTGAATAGCAGCAATACACTCAATACCTGACTGATTGTAATGTGAAGGACTGTTGACCATATCTGTCTTTGTGTCAGACAATTTCTTTGTGTAGTATTCATCCATCAGTTTCTCCTCATCTTCTGCTGTTCTGTTTTTCATGTATTCCTCGTGTCTCATGCAGAACCTCCTGTCTTACTATTGAAGTTGAGATGAACTACATTGCCGTCATATGTCTTCTCTACGCCCATCTCTTCTTCTAGTTCTACATCAATACCCATCTCGTTGTCAACAACTTCCATGACATACGTGTGAACAAGATTACGAATAGTCTCATCCTGTTCCATGATAGGCACTGTGGCGCACATCATCTTACAGAAGTGCATTAGCTGTGTATAGCTTTCATCATCCATAGGATTGTCTGGTCCAGAGATAATAGAGATATCAATCTCACCTGTCCAGTCTTCGCCGGATACCGTGGGTCTTACACGAATTACAAAGTCCTCATCTTCAAATGTCATATAATCTGTCATGCTCATCTCCTCTTCACTTTTGTTCCACTGAACTTGATAAACTTAGGGTGATTGTTTTTACCCTTCTCCTTTAGCCAATCTTCGGGAATGATGCGGTCATAATATCTGAACCCGTATTTAATACACCACTCTGCGTATGTAGACTTAGCACCTTTACGTAGCTTACGTCTACTGTTTTCAAACACAAAACGAAGGTCTAACTTGGGATGCTGCTTCTTGATTGCAAGATGCTTGCGTCTGTCTGCTGCTGTAAACATGCCCTTCGTCTCAATGATGATACCGTTGTCCAGTATGAAGTCAGGAGTATAGGTGCGGTAGGCCAAGTCTTCCCATTCAATTTTCATGTTCTCGTAGTCATACTTGACTTTGAGTTCATCTAAATAAAGGGACAGCTTATGCTCTAATCCACTCCTATACCCATACTTTCTCGCTGCACGAAACTGCTTTGCGTTGGGCATTACATTGCCCTTCCCTTGAAGAAGTTTTTGTTTTTGTATTCATCTGCAAGTGTCACGTACGATACAGTCTTAGGCTGCTTGGCCTGTGACATAACAGCGGGTAGTTCTTGTATCTCTGGCCAACACGAGAAACGATAGCGGCAGAAACCACACTCTGTGCCAAGCATTGTGTTACCAGTAGGCTTACCACGGAATGTCTCAGGCACTGCATCAAAGCAGCGTTCAAACTTATTAGCCTCAACAGCGTCTGCTGTCTCTTTGATCTTACCAACTTCTTGCTCTACGTCAATACCTGTAGCCGGTACGTACTTGAACTGGCCGTTAGCCTTGTTCACTACCCACCATCCACCAGCCTGTTTGCCTGATGCCTTTGCATAGCCAGCAAGCTGTGAGACGTAACCAAAAGCATCACCCTTCTTCAGTGTGTCGAAAGACTCAAACTTGTTAGTATACGACCAATTAGATGCTGACTTAATATCATCAACAGCACCATCAATAACAATATCGTAGGTGCCAGTGATGGATGTATCGTCGTCAAGATCAAGCGTAACCTTCTCATCATCTTCATACTTCACTCCTGCTTCCTTGAGAAGACCTTTGAAGACAGCTTCAACAATATCCCCAAGCATCATGTTCATTACGAATGTGGTAGGCAGGGGCAGTGCTTTCTCTGGCTCATTCTTCTCAAACCAAAGCTGGCAAGTTGGTCTACCTACGTTTGACATACGCAGACCAAACTTGTCACGCTTGTTGCCCCCACCAAACTGGCGTTGAATTGCATTCATTACATCTTGACCTACCTGCTTAACGGTATCCTCAGACATTGTGGACTTACCGTTAGCAGCATTCTCCATGTATTGGTGCAACGCCAGTTCAGCAGGATGCTTCATTATGCTACCTCGTCTTCTACTTCAATGTCAACAAGATCATCCAACACAGCAACATCATCCTCTTCCATCTTGGAGTTTGCTTTCTCTGCCCAAGCGTTGACGATGTAGTTATTGTAGTTGTCGATCCACGACATGAAATCACCAAACAGAACTTGATCTTCTTGGGTCAATTCAATCGTGTTTGACACATCCAATGAGGCTATTGGCACATAGAACGAAGCACCCGTAGGAATCTTACGTTCTTCTGTGTTAGCAGTAATGGTGTGCTGGACAGGCAACCGCTGCATCTTGGCCAGCTTCTCAAAGCTACCACCAATTTCTTTGAATGCATCACGATTGTCAATCTCCCAGATGAAAGGCGTAACTTCTACCTCAACAGGATTACCCTTGTCGTCTGTCGGATTGAGCATCTCGACTGTACCAAGCACCACACGAACACGCTTGATCTGCTTAATCAGGTCTTGCAGGTTCTGCGGCAGTGCCTTGAAGTCTTTGATGTAGCCAGCAGGTTTACCACAGTTGAACCCACCATCATTGTCCTTCAGGTCAATGTTAAGCGTGTCAGCCATGATACTCTTAATGAAGCGGTTAGGCGTATTGCCGCCGCCTTGCATGTAACGCTTGTACATGAAGCGTTGCATAAATGGGCGAAACTTAACGCTTGAGGCGTAGTGGGTTGGACCGTCTGGTATTTCCAGCTTGTAGGTTCCACCCTCAACGACTTCCACGTTTACGTTCTTACCCTTCACTTCTGCCGTACCCATGATTGGGCTGTGGTGTATGCGCATACGAGCAAGAGAACTGGACTTAGCAGATGTCTTACCTTCGTTTGCAATACCCATAGCCTTGGCCATAGCGGCATAGTTGTTAGTGTCAATGGTTGTAAGTTGTGTCATACATTTTGCTCCTTTTGTTTAGCGAATAGTGCATAGTTATATCACGCTACATCTTTAGTGTCAAGCCAATTAGGACCGATTTTTGATTCTAAAAGCAGCGGCACATTGAACTTGATACCCCACCGTAGCGTGATGAGTTCACTGAGAACTTCATTTGTCTGGTTTATGATACTGATTACTTTCTCCTCTTCGTCTGGGTGTATGTCTATGATGATGCTGTCATGTACGCTATTCACTATACACGACTGCATACCCGATAGCAAGTCATCAACATGAATTAATGCAATCGGAACTATATCCGCAGTAGCGAATGACTGCACCGGATAATTTTTGATTTGCGTAAAGTGTGACACTCTGCCGCTTGCCTTTCGTACAACGTCAGGGAATGAGAACTCACGGCCAGAAGGTGTGGTTATCTTTCCTGTAGTCAACGCTTCCTTCGCCAAGGTAGAATGCCAATCGGCCACTCCCTGATACTTGTTGTTAAAGTGTTCGTAGTACGCTGCCTCCGCTTTTGTTCTGCCAAAGCCCGTTGCTCCATATAGCGGCGCGAATGTATGCGCCTTCGCATCCTGTCGGCTCGTAGGCTGACCAGCATTGGTAATAACTTCAGCGGTGTATGCGTGTACATCAAACCCAGTAGATACTTCTTCAATTGCAACTCCATCCTGTGATAAATATGCGGCAGCACGAAACTCAAGCTGTGCAAAGTCAGCTTCCATAATCTTACCGCCGTTAAACCGTGACACAAATACCTTCTTCACGGGGAAGGTGCCACCACGTGGCATGTTCTGCATGTTAGGGTCACGACCACTGAACCTTCCGGTAGCGGTCATGTGCTGTGTAAGACGTACATGCAGCTTGCCGTCTTGCTTGGTGTGCATACGAATGCCATCAACAAAGGATGACAGGTAGGTATCCACAGCAGATAGCCTACGTACCTTGGACAAGAAGTCTACTGCATCGTCCATACCCTTGGCTCGTGCGGCACCCTCAAGTGTCTCAAGGTTCTGCTTGCTTGTGCTGAAGCCGTTAGCACTTGCCCACTTGGCAGAGGGTGGCTTGAACTTCAGTCCAGCCAATTCTTTACCAGCCACAAGATGATAACCAGCCCCACCACATGATGTACATTTATTAGTACGGGCAAATGGTGTTCCATCTTTCTTTACCTTTCTTACTTGGCCGGAGCCATTGCACTCGCGGCACTGTGTTGCTTTGGTCTTGTACAGACGCTCTGTACCACCGGCAATGAGACTGCGGAAGTCAGGCTCAGACATGTATGGGTCAATAGCGTTGCCCCAGTACTGCTTGTCCAATACCTTGCGTCCATACACAACCCATGACAATTGCTCTGGGCTGTTCAGGTTGATAGGTGTGTCACCCATCAGAGTACGAACATGCTTCTGTAGACTGTCAATAAGTTGACGCTTCTCCTGTTCAAACTCTTGACGCACCTCATCTAGCTTGGCGATATCCACACTGAAGCCACGTTGATAGATACGTGAAAGGCACACAGCAACTTCATTAGTCAGGTCAACAGTACCACGCAAGCCGCTGTCTTCCTTACTATTAAGGCGAAGCATTAGCTTGTCAGATAGCTGCTGTGTAGCATGTAAGTCAGCAGATAAATACGTGACCA